TGTTGTACCATCCACCCTGGACGTGTTGTAACGTCCTGGCCGATAACCCACTCCCTTTCCGTGAGGAGAGGGGCTAGGTAGTCCAATGGGTGCACCTTTGACGGTGCTCCCACAAACCACTTTAGCAGGCGACCGGCCGGACTGTACGCAGCCCTCGTGACTTTCCGTTTCTTGGAAAGTACTAGGCACTCAGTGCGTTGAAGCCCTTCATTCCACCTCGTCTTGAGGTGACTGTTGGACCCCTTAACAGCTGAGGCGCGTCCCAATCCACTACCCCCATATGGAATCGTCGGTATCAAGGATTGATACTTGGACATCTGTCGATCTAGCCAATAGGCTACTCGCCAGAAGCCCTTACGGTAGAAGTTATTTCTAACCTCCACCGTCGACCCCAATTGGGAGAATCGGCTACACTCCGCCGGATCAAGGAGATAGGGGGGGGTTACATCGTAACCCAAATATGCATCAATACCGCATGCCTCGCGGAACCTTCCGGTTCCAAAGGACTTATCGGCGTTGACGCGTAACCCTAAAACCTCGAGAAGAGCGGAGACTACCGCCATCCACGACGCAGGGACAATGATATCGTCCCCGAAAACGCGGATATCTCGGGACAAGCGTGTCATACTTTGGGAGGTAACGGGGGTTCCGGTCACATAGTGACCGGCCGCCAGAGCCACCATCGTATAAACAATTGACTGTACCGGGAAGGTAACAGCCGAACCCATAGGCCCGAACTTGCGCAACTTCATTGTGAAGCAGCGTGTTTTGGACTTATAAGCTATCCACCTAGACCTGCAGGCGTGCAACCTTTCCAACAAGGATATGTTGGTTCGGAAAGCACGCTCAATTAGCCAGCAGGATAGGCGGTCTGAAGCAGAGCTGAGATCAATGGTGGCATAACTTCCATTGATCGAGCCGGCCTTCGCCATACTGCGGGAAAGGGATTGATCCCTAAAAGAGATACAATTCCCCAACCACGTAGATGAGATGGCCACTTCAAGCTGGTTTTTAATCAGCTGCTGGATCCATTGATGACAGATCGGCTCCGCGGCGATAAGCCGTGGGCCTTTCTGTGTCTTTGGAACCGCGATCAGTCTGGCCGGAGGTTCACTCCGGGACAAGACTGAATAGCTGTCAGTGTTACCACACCCAAGAGTGGGTAGTATGTAACGGTCTGACGGGTACATCTTGTCTAACTTACGCGGCCACGAAGGGTCATCGAATTTGTTTACAAATCGACTCCCTTCCGCGGTCGCGCCCGGACCATGCTTCGGTAGCAAGTCGGCTTCATTACTGAAGTCGCCAAGCTGAGCGGACGACCTATCAAAGATA